AGGCGAGGCTGTGAGCGATCAAAGCGACCTCCTCAACCTCGACAGCCCGACTCTCCAACGCGTCGCCGAGGAACACGGCCACACTGCAGCTGTCAACGTTGCGAAGCTGGCCGCCGTCGCCGCACCCGTCGCCGACGAGCGCGAACGCCTACCTTCCGCATCCGGAATGGAGCGCCTAGCCCTGTGCCCCGGCTCGTTCCTGCTGGAGGTTCAGCACGGGGAACGCACGGACACGGAGGACTCGACGCTTGGGGACCGCATCCACGATTGGCTTGCGTGGCGCAAGGTCGCCCTCACCCCCGAGGAGCAGGAGATTGCCGACGCGTGCGAGGCGCACGCCAAGCGCGTCTATGACGAGTGGGAGGGCAGCCACCGGTGCGCGGTCAACACCGACACCATCCGCGAGCAACGGATATGGGCGCGCGAAGCCGACGGGTTGGGCCGCACGTGGTCCGGCAAGCCCGACCTTGTCGCCATCATCGAATGCGCCGACGGCAAGCGCCGCGCCCTCGTGGTAGACTACAAGACGGGCCGTGGCGACGTCACCCAGGCCGCAGGCAACATGCAGCTCCGCGCCCTCGCCGTGCTTGTAGCCGAGGAGTTCAGCGTGTCTGAGGTCCGAGTGGCCATCGTGCAGCCGCTCGCGGGGCCGCCGACGGTCTGCGACTACACGGAGACGGATCTCGCCGTGTCGCGGGTGGAGATCGACACCATCGTGCGCCGCGCCACAACGCCGGGGCAGGAACGCAGGCCCAACCCGGCCGCGTGCAAATACTGCTCGGCCAAGGCCGCGTGCCCCGAGGGCCGCAACCTCGCCCTCGCCATGGCCCAACCGCTTGCCCGCGACGGCGGCGTCATCCTGCTGACTCCCGAAGAGATGGCCGGGTTCTTGCACGCCGCGCGCGCAGCCGAGGCCATTATCGAGAGCGTGCGCGACAAGGCCCGGCGCATGTTGGAAAAGGACGAGAAGGCCATTCCCGGGTGGCGTCTCAAGCCCGGCGTCGCCCGGGAGAGCATCACGGACCCGCAGACGGTCTTCGACCGCGTCGCCGCGCTCGGGGCCACGCCGGAGCGGTTTTTGTCCGCAGTCACGGTGGCCAAAGGCAAGCTGGAGGGCATCGTCCGCGAGCTGACGGGCGAGAAGGGCAAGGGTCTCAAGGCGCGCCTCGACGGCATCCTCGACGGGGCGACCGAGACCAAGCACGGAGCGCCGATCCTGGTGCCGGAGAAGGAGGCCGCATGAGGGCACCGCAAGGCTGGGCCATCGGGCGCGTCATCCGCGAAGGGCGCATCCAACGCGGCGAGGGCGGCGTCACGCTCGTCGAGGCAACCATCGAGATGGAGGACGCAACGTTGTTCGACCGGGGCGAGTATCACGACCGCGTCAACATCTGCACGATGCGCGAGGATCAGATTGCCCTCGTGGCCTTGCTCAAGCCCGGGGTGCGCGTGCGCGTCGAGGGCGACATCGACGCCACGGTCCACCAGGACCGCTTCGGGCGGCGCATCTACACCCGCACCCGCATCACCGGCAGCATCACGCTCCTGGAGGAGGCCGCGCCGTGAGCGCCCTTGAACGCCAGTTCATGCTGTGCTGGCGCGCGGTTGGAGGGCCGGAACTCGTGAGGGAAATTGGCTTCGTCGAAACGCGCCGGTGGCGCTTCGACTTCGCTCATCCCGCGACCATGACCGCCATTGAGATCGAGGGCGGGACGTGGTCCGGCGGGCGGCACACGCGCGGGGCCGGATTCGTTAAGGACGCCGAGAAATACAACACCGCCGCAGAGCTGGGGTGGACGGTGTTCCGCCTTCCGTCGCCGCTCGTCGGCGTCGCGTGGGCAGAACGCATCCGCGACCATATCCGCCGCAGGATGAAGTGACCACCACCGGGGGCGCGCATCGGCACCACGCGCAAAAGTCCATTGGAAACGGGGCCGCGTTTTTCCACGAAGATTCCATTGCAATGAAATGCAAACGGGATAGGTTGTTGGCGTCGCGAGTGAGACCGCGACACCGACCGCGAGGAACGCGGGAATGCAGAGAGAAAGACAAAGACATGAGCAAGACGATCAACTACAAGCGCGACGAGATGGCAAACCTGAAGCCGACCCAAGACCGGTCGCTGTGGTACTGGCGTAAGCAGGCGATGGAGATTTTTGAGCGGGACGCATCGGTTGACACGATCGAGATCGTCCGAAGCGGCAACAAGATGGATTCCTCCATCATTGCCCGCGGCTCCAAATACGCTCCGGCTGGAAAGTACGTCATCGTCGCGAGCACGGGCGGGGCGTGGGGAAAGAGCCGCAGGGACTTCGCACCGGTCACGGCTGCGGCACGCTAACCCGCCGCCTGCCGTCTCCCCATCGGCAACGGTGCGGGAGCAGGCAGGCCGGGCATGGTGCCGGGCCGAGAGAGACAGGAGAGACATGAGAGACGAAGAACGGATCGGAAAACTCGAGCGCGACGTCGCAGAGATGCGGCGCGAAGTGCAAAAAACGGGCTGGTGCCTCGTCGGCTTCACCCTGCTGCTGCTGTTGGTGCAGCTAGTCCACGCGGGGGTGGCGCGATGAACTCCGCCCTCCTCGCCGCCCTCCTCACCGTCGAATCCGGAGGCAACGACCACGCTGTCGGCGACCACGGCCGGGCCATAGGTGCCCTCCAGATTCACGCCGCCGTCGTGGCCGACGTGAACCGCATCCACGGGACCCGCTACACCCACGCGGGCATGGCGCGACGCGCTGACGCGGTCGCCGTGGCGACGCTGTACCTGGGCACCTACGCCACACGCGAACGCCTCGGGCGACCCGTGACCGATGAGGACCGGGCGCGCATCTGGAACGGTGGGCCGAGCGGGTGGAGGAAGGCCGCGACGCTGGGATATTGGGCCAAGGTGCGGCGCGAGATGGGGGGTGCGCGATGAGTGAAATCTACGGGACATTCTCCAAGGCCTACGTGGAGGCCATGAGGCTCCGCCTGTCTGCATTGGAGCCCGAGAACAAGGACCTGCTCGCCCGCCTCGCCGCGCTGGAGGCCCAGGCCAAGCAGGCCCGGGAGGAAGAAGAATGGGCGAACGAGAGGACCGTCCTCGTTGATTTCGCGCCGCTCGAAAACGGGTGGAATGCGTCCGTGTGGGATGGCGAGAAGGTCATCACCACCCTCGCCCCCACAATCCACGCCGCCCTCCGCGCCCTCCGGGCCAAGGTGGAAGGAGGTGCGCGATGAACCCCGAGGAGAAGATTGCCCGCGAGGTGGCGATGTCATTTGCCGATGTCATCGGCATAGCATCGATTCGGGCCGCAAAGTCCGCCCTCAAGCAGGCGAAGGAATCCGAGACGGCCAAGCTCGCCGCCATCCTCGCCGCCGGGAACGCCCTCGCGCGCCACGTCGCCGAGGAAACGCGGGGCCAGACCGCGCGCAAGCTCGTCCAGGCGTGGGAGGAGGCTGCCCGATGAACCCCGCCCTCGCCTCCCTCATTCCGCGCCGCGAGACGGTCGCCAAGATGATGCCAAAGGCCCCACCATCCAAGCCTCGCGGGCGCATCGCCCCGCTGTCAGACGAGGACGTCACCCGAATCGTCGCCATGCGGAACGGGGGCATGGCATTGCAGGACATTGCCGATGCTACGGGACGCCACCTCAACACCGTCTGTAAGCACGTCTCTCGCGCCGTGGCGCGCGGGGAATGCAGGGGCGGGAGGATGACCAGGAGGGCCAAGCCATGAGCAACACGCCAAGGACGGATGACCAGGAAAGATGGATATTGAGCGAAGGCGGACGGTATTCGGTTGTCGGATCACACTTCGCCCGCGACCTGGAGCGCGAGCTCGCCGCCGCCAACGAGCGCATCCGGAGGCTGGAGCCGTGAATGAGCTGGCATTATTTGCAGGGGCAGGAGGCGGCATCTTGGGAGGGCACCTGCTTGGATGGCGCACCGTCTGCGCTGTCGAGTTTGATGCCTACGCCCGCAACGTCCTACTCGCCCGCCAACGTGACGGATGGCTCCCGCGATTCCCAATCTGGGACGACGTGCGAACATTCGACGGCAAGCCGTGGCGAGGCCGCGTTGACGTCGTCTCCGGAGGCTTCCCATGTCAGGACATTTCCGCCGCAGGAAAGGGCGCTGGAATCAAAGGGAAGCGATCCGGGCTGTGGCGGGAAATGGCGAGAATCATCGGCGAGGTACGACCTGACTACGTGTGGGTGGAAAACTCACCGATGCTTGTGGGTCGAGGACTTGCTGTGGTCCTCGGTGACCTTGCCGAAATGGGGTATGATGCGCGCTGGGGTATTGTGGGAGCGGACGATGCCTGTGCTCCTCATAGGCGGAAACGGATCTGGATTCTGGCCGACTCCAAGCGTGTGCGGGAACTACAACCGCAAAGGAGCATCGGAGACGAGCGGGGACGGGCTTGCGACCGCTGTGAAGCTGTGGCCGACTCCAACCGCCTTCGATTCCACGACATGCACGAAGGGGGAGCAGGCGGTTCACAAGGACAAGAATCGGCGAGCCATGGGCGGGAACGGTGGTCCGTCGCGCAACCTTCGGGAGGCAGTCATGCTGCCAACCCCGTGTGCAACCGAGGCGAGGCAAGGATTTCAGGACCGGAGCCGAGGCAAGAGGGGCAGTCAGGAGAGCCTTTCGACGGTCATTCAGGGAGCCCGGGCACGGGAGGCTGGTGGCAGTCTGAACCCCAGTTGGGTCGAGTGGCTGATGGGTTGGCCGCTGGGCTGGACGTCCACGGAACCCATGCCGGAATCGACGTGGGACGCGTGGCAACAGGCATTCCGAAGCGAGCCCATCGCCTCCGGTGCATCGGGAACGGACAGGTCCCGGCCGCAATGACCCTCGCTTGGAACGAACTCACCAAACCATGACCCAACACGAACACCAAGGCCTCGGCACCACCCAATGCGGGGCCATCCTCGCGCGCCTAAAGGCCGCAAAGGGCGATTGGGTGCCCATGCCCGAGCTAGCCGTTGCCTCGGGGGCGTTCGCCGTCCATTCCCGCGTCTCCGACCTCCGGAGCTGGGGTCACGTCGTCGAGCAGCGGAGCGAGCGGCTCGGGCGCAGGGTGCTGTCGTTCTACCGGCTGGTGGAGGTGGAGGCATGAGGCACCCATCCCAAACCCCAAACGCCATCAAGGCTCGCCTCCGCCGCCTCCACGACCCGGCATGGGCCGAGCGCGAGGCCGCGAGGCACCTGCGGGTCTCCAACGCGCGCAAGGCAAGCAGGATGGCCAAGGTCGCGGCCACGAACGCCAGCCTCCGCCCAAGCCGCCCCTGGAAGCCAACCAAGGCCATGCAGGACCGCGTGCGCCGCCACCTCGCCAAGGGTCGCGACGTAGGCGACATCGCCGTGCGCGAGGGCATCATGCTGAGCGTCGCGCAACGCATCGTGCAGCATGTTCGGGGTGGACATCAGGCCGACCCCGCGCAAGATTCACGCCGCCCGCGCGAAGCGGGCCGGGCGTGAGAACCCGACATTGACCGATGAAAATCAGAACCTCCAAGGCTGCCCACGCTCGACACCGAAAGGTGGCGGGTCTCTCTAGCCGCGCAACGCGGCGTCGTGTCTCCCCGTTTCTCACCGGGCGCGGGCAGCCTTGGGGGGTCAGGACCCCATGAGCGACACCCCGCAACCGCCCCAGCCGAAGCCGCCCAAGCGCGACCCGGCGTTCCCCCTGTACGCCGACGATTTCCTCTCCGGGACAGCCGACATGTCCGCCGAGGAGGTCGGGGCCTACATCCGCCTGCTGTGCCACCAATGGGCCAAGGGCGGGCTGCCGAACGACGAGCCAAGGCTGGCGCGCATGGCAGGCCTAATAGGGTCGCCATCGCTTGGCTATGTCCTCGCCAAGTTCACGCCATGCCCGGACGGATACCTCCGCCATCCGCGCTTGGAGGCCATCCGCGCCGAACGGGAGGCCTACAGGACCCGCCAGGCTGATTCGGGGGCAGCCGGAGCCAGGAGAAGGTGGGGAACAAAGCGAAACGATGGCGAGCCTATGGCAACCCCATTGGCAACCCCATTGGCGAACGCATGGCCAGAAGATAGCTCTCCATCTCCATCTCCATCTCCATCTCCAAGTAGTACTCAGGGAGAGAGTGTGGGCGACAAGCCGAAGGCTGCCCGCTTCACCCCGCCCACCCGCGAGGAACTCGACCTTGCTGCCGCCAAGATCGGCATGGCCTCCGTTGAGGTGGACAAGTTCGTGGCTTACTACGGAAGCAACGGCTGGAGGGTCGGCCGGAACCCGATGAAATCCTGGCAGCACGCACTCACCCGCTGGCACATCACTTCTCATGAACACACCCACGCCCGAACTGGTAGCGCAGGCTATGGGGGCCTTACCCCCGCCGAGCGCCGAAACGCCACCCTCGACCCCGCCGACGTCGCCGCCGTCCGCGCCAACGCCGCCGCCTCCGCTGAGCGCGACCGGCTCCGCCTCGAAGAGGACCCTGACTACATTCCTATCTGAGCGCGAAAGCCCGGAGTTCCGGAAGCTCGTCCTCGGCATGGACGAGGAGACGCCGGGAGCCCGCAAGATCGCACGATATGCAGAGCGATGGATCAAGGCCGCAGCAACCAACGACACCGGGGCCAAGACGCGTTGGCTCGTCCTCTCCGGTGCCACGGGCGTGGGCAAGACGCACGCACTGCGCAAGGCGTACCAGTTCCTGCGCAACCACTCCGGCGACCTGTGGCCGAGGCCCTACGCGACGCCGCCCGGGGTCGTCTCCTACACGTGGTCGCGCGTGGTGCAGTTGGAGCGGTTCCAGTGGGATGACATCGAGGTCGAGACCCAGCGGGCGCGCATGGTCCTCATCGACGACGTGGGTAGCGAGGTGGACCGCTACAAGACCGGCGAGCCTGCCGAGCGGCTGCGCGTCATCCTCGACCTGTGCGCGGGGAAGTGGCTCTTGGCCACCACGAACGTGCCCAAGACCCGGTTCGCCGACGTTTTCGACGCGCGCGTTGCCTCGCGGCTGGAGCGCGCCGTTGTCCTCGACCTCGTCGGGGTGCCTGACTACCGGCCGCGATTGATAAAGGACACTCAGCAATGAACCACGTGACCCTGTTGGGCAACCTGACCGCCGACCCGGAACGCCGGGCGACAAGCACCGGAAAGGCCGTCGTCGAGTGGACGCTGGCGGTGAACGAGCGGTGGAAGACGGCATCCGGCGAGGAGAAGGAGCGGTGCAGCTTCATTTCCTGCTACGCGTGGGGGCCGAAGGGGGAAGCGTTCGCGCGATTCCATCGCAAGGGACAGAAGGCCCTCGTCGAGGGCAAGCTGGTGCAGGAGACGTGGGAGGACAAGCAGACCGGCAAGAAGCAGAGCAAGACCCGCGTCAACGTGAGCGAGTTTCACTTCGTCGGCGGACCTCGGTCCGACGCCCCGGAGACGCCCCGGCCCGCGCCAAAGAACCACCCTGGCCTTGCGCTCGACGAGGCCAAGCCGTCCGATGCCGAGGTGGAGGACGACGTTCCGTTTTGAACCACAACCAAGGAAAACCGTGAGCTATCGAATCCGATTCAAGCTGCCTGACGGCCGCACCGGCCTATGGAATCACAATTATTCAACCCGGGAGGATGCCCAGAAGGCGATTGACGACCGCCTTGCCGACACGGGTTTCACCTACACCGTCGAGGAGGTCCCCGACGCGCCGGAGCCCGGTTCCACGGCCGCGCACCACGTCGAGATTCTGAGGGAGCGGGTCAAAGAGCTGGAGAAGGTCCAGAACGCCATGAGCCGTGACCTCGCGTTTGCCCTCCAGCTCGGGGGCGCCATGCGCGAGGCCATGCGGACCGGGGAATGGCGCGCCGGGCATGACCGGAGCATGGCCCACTCCGCCATCGCAGGTTGGGACCGATTCAAGCGGAGCCTCGCCGCCGCGCCAGGCGTGCCCGTAGGCGCGTCGGAGGCGCCCGGGGAGGGTGGAGATAGCGACCGGAGGCGGCTGGAGGCGCTGAGGGCGTTCCTGGATGGCAACGAGGATGCGTCGATTACGTGGTGGGAGGGCGAGTTCAGCGCCGTTGCCGAGGGCGGGGCCGTAATGGCCCCAACCCTCGCCGCCCTCGCCGACAAGCTGGCCGAGAGGGAGGCCAGGCCATGACTATCGACCAACTCATGCGCCGCGTCGCTGTGCAGCTTCGCACCATCCGGGAAGCGCTGGAGCATCCGGGTGGGGGCGTGAGCCTCAAGGATGCCGCCGTGCTGACGGAGTCGGCGCTCGCAAATCTACACGACGCCGCCGCAAAGCTCCGGGCTGTGAGGCGGGAGATTGGAGAACCGGAGGCCAAGCCATGACCGAGCCTGTTGAGCATATCCTGTGGTGCTTGCAGACCCGAATGGAGGAAATCGTGAAGCTGGCCAACTCACCGGAGGACAAGCGGGGTTGCATCACCCGCGAGGCCAACGGGGCGATCAAGGACATCTTGGACGCCCAATACCAGCTCCGTGAGGCCAAGCGAGCCCTGTTCAACCTGGAGGTGTCGCCGTGACCTGCGCCCACCAACCCGAGGACACCGTCGGCGCCGTCGCCGCGCGCTACTGCCGACACTGCGGCGCGGAGATCGTGCCCGCAGCGTGCGCGGAGTGCCACGGCATGGAGTATGTCACGGACGACCAAGGCCGCGAGATTGACTGCCCGGACTGCAATGGGACCGGGTGCGAGGGATGGAGGAAGGCATGAGCGACCATTCCGCCGACGCCGGGAAGATGGCGTGTCAAAATGAGAGCGTCAGGTGGATCGTGACCATGCAATATCGAATCAAAGGCAAGTGGGTTGACCCACTGGACGGCATGGACCGCCTCCACGCCACATGCTGGACCCGCGCGGATGCGCGCGCGTTGGTCAAAGCGATGCTAAAGCCAAGGCCGTGCCCGCCCAAGCAGAGGCCGAGGATGACGTCCCATTCTGACATGACAATCGCCGCCATCTGCCTCGCCGCCGTCGTCCTCGCGTGGTGCCTCGCGCGACACGTGGACCGGGCCACGGAGGAGAGGGAGCAAGTCTGGATGCAGCGCAACAACGACAGGAGGATCGAGCCATGAGTCTCATGAGCTGGTGGATACGGGTCTGGACACGACCCGATGACGGCCCGCACCCGGGTGGCGGGCTGGAAGAGGAGGCCGCGCCCATAACGCCCAAGGCGCCGCTAGGCGATCGAAGCGCGCTGGGGGGTATGGATACCGCCCAAACGGTGCCAGACGCGCCTACGGGGCGATTAGGCCCGATTACAGACGTTCACGCGGCCGATACACCCCCCCATACGGGGACCCTCCGCCCTGATTTTACCAACGCCGGGTCCGTGGTGCGCCGATCGTTACCCGCGCGTAAACCTTTGGAAACTCAGGAAACCATTCCAATGGACCCCACCCCAAAACCACCCCCAGCCCTGCCCATGGTTGGAGCCGACGCCTACCGCTGGGCATGGCTCCGGCACGGCCCCCTGCTGCCCTACGTCCGCGCGCAAACGCTGGACCTGTACGCAGCGCAACTCTACCCGCGAGGGGTGGAGGGATGGGTCAACGGTCGGTTGACGATCCGGGCCGGTGCCTACTGGGCGCAGCGCGCGACGACGGAGGAGCTGGCACAGGCAGAAGCCCAGGCCATCGACGAGGCACCGGCCCACTTGCTGCCGCACCTGTGCCCCGCCTGCGACGGGATGCCGCTCAAGGACCCCGCGCGCCCATGCCTCCCGTGCTTCGGTACCGGCCTTCTACACGCCCTCCAGCCGCAGCCCATCCTTCGCCCACTGCCATGACCCAGTCCGAATACATCCGGCACTCCGGCCTATCGAAGGGCCAGGTATCCAAGCTCGTGGCCAAGGGCATGCCGTTGACCTCGCCCGAGGCCGCTGACCAATGGCGCGGGATGGGAGCCAAGCGCAGGCCCGGGCCGACGCCACCGCCGGCGCCCGAGGACTCCGGGCCATACCGCGCCCCCGAGGCGAAGGAACCGGGCGACCCGTCGAGCATTGTCGCCGACACTCCGCAGGGAGCCTACGAGCGGATGCGGAACCTCGAACGCGCCACCTACGCGCTCGCCGTCAACGCCCTCAAAGCCCGCCAACCCGACGCGGGCCAGCTCGTCAGCATCCACGCCAGGCACACGTCCAACCTCATCACCGCCAGGATCCAGGTCCTGGAACTCGCGCAGAAGGAACGCGAGTTGGTGAGCGGCGACTGGGTGCGGCAGCAAATGGTGAAGCACGACGGAGCGGTTGCGACCTTGCTCCGCGCCATGCCCAAACAACTGGCATCGCGCATCGCGCCCCACGATCCAGCCCACGCCGAACAGGAGCTTGAGCGTTGGGTGCAGGAGGTCGCATTGAAAACGCTCAACAGCACCAGCCCATGGCCCGAGGAGAGCGTTGCTGCGGCGGCGGCACCGAAGGCAAAGCGGCCGAAGGCGAAGGAGCAAGGCGCGACATGACCGACCTGCAACGGAGCCTCCTGGACTTCCGGCGCGAGCTTTACCGCCCGACGCCGAAGCAAACCGTTGTGGAGTGGTGCGAGGCCAACCTGGAGCTGACCCAACGCCAGACGGAGAGCCCCGGCCCGTTCAGGACCTCGAACCGCCCGTACATGCGCGAGCCGTTGGAGAACTGGAAGGACTCGAACGTGCGCGAGACAGTCCTTTGCTGGGGTTCGCAGACGGCCAAGACGACGACGATCATGGCCGGGTTGGCTTGGCTCATCGGCAACCAGCCGAGCCCGTGCCTGTGGCTCATGCCCAACGCCGATTTGGCGCGGTCGTTTTCAAAGGGCCGATGGATGCCGATGCTCGAAGACTGCCCGGCGCTCGTCGCCAAGTTCCCGGCCGACCGGGACAAGATGACGAACCTGGAGCAGCAGTTCACCGACTGCACGCTCACGTTCATCGGCTCGAACTCACCAGCCAACCTCGCCAGCCGTCCGGTGCGAACGCTCATCGCGGACGAGGTGGACAAGTTCGCCGAGGCGACCGCAAAGGAAGCCGACGCCCTCGACCTGGCAGAGCAACGTCTGAAGGCGTTCTCGTCATCCATCGCGTTCCTGACATCGACGCCCACAACGTCCGAGGGCCGCATCTGGCAACGGTTCCTGCGCGGCGACCAGCGGCGGTTTTTCATCCCGTGCCCGCACTGCCACGAGCCGATCAAGCTCCTCTGGGAACAGGTGCGATGGACGGACCCTGCCACCGGCGCCACGGCCAAGGACGAGGACGGCAAGTGGGACTTCCGGCGCGTCATGGCATGGGCGCGCTACGAGTGCCAACTCTGCAAGGGGGCCATCACGGACTCGCACAAGGTCGCCGCGTTGCGCCATGGCGAGTGGCGCGCGGAGAACCCCAACGCCATGCCCGGCGTGCGGTCCTACCATCTGTCGTCCCTGTACTCACCAGACCGGTCCTGCACGTGGGGACGCCTCGCCGCCAAGTTCATCGAGGAGCAGGAGAGCATCCTCGGGCTCCAGGGCTTCATCAACGGCATGTTGGCCGAGCCGTGGGAGAACCAATCGGCACCGAAGACCCGCGAGGAAGTGGTGGTTGGCGACGACGTGGAGCGCAAGGCCGACGTCGTGCGGTTCCTCTGCGTGGACTACCAAGCCGCAGCGCCGTTCTTCTGGTACGCGGTGCGCGAGTTCGACCAGGAGGGCAACTCCTTGGGCATCGACGCCGGGCACCTCGACACGTGGCAGGACGTCCGGGACAAGCAGTTGGAGCACGGTGTCAAGGACCACCACGTCCTGATTGACTCGGGCTTCGAGGCCACGACGGTGTACGCCGAGTGTCTGCGATGGGGGAAGCTGGCGCCACGCATCGGCAAGGTCCCAATGTGGGTCGGATGGATGCCCGCCAAGGGCGAGTCCCGCACGGGATGGCGCGACCCGAAAACCAACCTGGAGGTGCCCACGTTCCTGCGCGCCTTGGACCCCAAGGTCGGCAGCGTCATGCAGGGCAAGCTGCAACTGAACCTCCTGGAGTTCGCCACGGACACGGTGAAGGACATCCTGGAGCGACTGAGCAAGGGCAAGGTCGCGACGCGGCACGAGGTCATGGCCAAGGTCGCCACGCCCGAGTACTGGCACCACCGCGATTGCGAGCGGAAGGTTGCGGAGTATTCCGCCAGGACCGGAAGGACGACATGGACATGGAAGCCGCGAAGCAAGCGCTGGCCGAACCACATGAACGACTGCGAAGTCATGGCCATCGCCGCCGCCATCTTCCATGGGCGGTTGAAGATCCGACCGAATGAAGACCGAGGGTGAACTACTCACGACGAAGCAGTTGGCGCGCATGCTCAAGCGGCACCCCAACTACGTCTATGCGATGCGATCCCTCGGGTTCCCGATGCCCGGTGGCACGGCGACCGTTGACGAGGCCCGCGAATGGCTGCGCAAACACCCAAGGCCCCGCTCGGTGAAACATGGTGGAAGCCGGTGAAACGCATGGATTGAACCACGCTGGCACGCGCGCCCAGCCTGAACCGTGGCCGCGTCAACGCCATGGGTTCGAGGTTACCTCCGGTGGGTCTGGGCAACGGCCCAGTCCGCCAACCTGTCCCTGCTGAGCCAGTTGACAGCGCTCAACACGTCGGCCGTCGCAGGCCAGTCCACGGGCCAGACCATCCAGAGCACGAGCGGCAACGGCCGCATGGTTGCGTTCGCGGGCGGCGCGACCAACAGCAAGTTCCCGAGCGAAGGCGTGACCCCAGGTGAGATTGTCGAAGTGCTCGACCGCCTCCTCTCCCTGTACGACCTCGCCGTTGCCGCTGGCCAGACCACGGACGCCGCGCGCGTGACGTGGATGCTCGGACGTCTTCAGCCGGTTCGGCGGGTGCAGCACAACTTCAACCTCGTGGGGGTGGACCGGTGAACTTCCGCGCCCGCATCGCCGCCGCCACGAGGGTCTTGCTTGGAGCCAAGGCGCGCTACGAAGGCGCGTTTCCGTCGCGCAACCGGACGATGGTCCCGGCCGCGCTGACGTATCCGCGCGTCGATTCGACGGCCATGGTGCGCGCGGAGTTGCAGCGCAAGTCCCGCTACTTCGAGCGCAACAACGGCTTCTACAACAGGGCCGTGGACCTCTTCGAGCAGTACGTCGTGGGACAGGGGCTTCACTTGTTCCCGGCGACTGCCAACGAGCCGTGGAACCAGCGGGCCCTCGCCTATTGGGAGTCCTGGCAACCGTTCGCCGACATCGCATCCCGCCAGCACTGGACCACGTTGCAGGGCCTCATCGCCCGCGCGTGGTTTGTGGACGGGGAAGTGTTCCTGCTCAAGACCTACGGCAGCACGGGCAACCCGCGCGTCCAGCTCATCGAGGCGCATCGTTGCAAGACGCCGGCCGGAGTGGACACGGCGGGCACCATGATCCATGACGGTGTCGAGGTGGACGCGAACGGTCGCCCCATCGCCTACTGGTTCGAGACCGACGACTGGAAATCCGCAAGCCTTGCGCCCCGCACGTCTTCGCAGCGGGTCGATGCCGACTCGGTCGTCCACGTCTTCGAGCCGTCTCGCCCTGGCCAGCTTCGAGGGCTGCCCTTCTGCTACCCCGTGCTGAACGCCCTGCACGACCTCGACGACCTGGAGACGTTCGAGATGCTCGCGGCAAAGGCCAACGCCAGCACCACCACGATCGTCAAGACGGCGGCCGGCGAAGTGTCCGACGAGGACCTTGCGCGCGGCACGGTGACGGCCTCCGACGACACGGAGCGCACGGCCTACTACCGCGACGTGTTCGGCGGCACGGAGCGCGTGCTGAAACACGGCGACGACGCGCAGCAGTTCCCTGGCGAACGCCCGAGCGAACGCACGGCGGCCTACTGGGACTACTTGCTCAACAAGTTCTGCGTCGGGGTCGGCATCCCTCGGGAGCTCATCCTCCCCACGTCGATGCAGGGCACGAGCCAACGGGCCATGCTGGACGTTGCCGCGGCGTGGTTCCGCGTCCGCTGCGGTGTGCTCGCCGACCACTGCGGGCGCATGTACGAGCACGTCATCTCCTACGGAATCGAGCGTGACGGCCAGTTGCGCGGGGCCCCCGGCGACTGGCGCTCGTTCGACTTCGTGCCCCCGAAGGGCCCGGACGTTGACGTGGGCCGCAACACCGACGCCGCCATCAAGGAGTTCAAGGCGGGCATGACCACGCTCCAAGAGTTGTACGGGCAGAAGGGCCAGCAATGGCGCCGTGCCATCACGCAACGCGCAGCCGAGGCCGCGTTCGTCGAGGAGGCCGCGCGGGCCGCAGGCGTGGAGCCTGCCCGCGTGCTCATGCTGGATCCCAACGAGATCGCCTCCAACAACGCCAACCAAGGAAACCAACCGTGAACCGCTGGTACGACATCAAAGCCCAGGCCAACGGCCGAGCCCAGGTCCACATCTACGGCGATATCGGCGCGTGGGGAATCACGGCCGACCAGTTCCGCCGCGACGTGCTGGCGCTCGGGTCCGTGCCCATCGACGTCCACATTTCCTCTGGCGGCGGGTCGGCCAACGACGGCATCGCAATGCACACGATCCTGGCGAGCCTTCCCGACGTCCACACCTACGCGGACGCGGGCGTCGCATCCGCCGCGACCCTGCCTTTCGTGGCAGGGAAGAAGCGCTACATGGCGACCGGTGCCGCGCTGATGATCCACAACCCGTGGGACATCGTCGCCGGTGACGCCGAGACGCTCCGCAAGCAAGCGGACATGCTCGACGTCGCGACGAACAGCCTTGCCGCCATCTACGCCAAGGCCACCGGCAAGACCATGGATGCCATCAAGGCGCTCATGCAGGCGGTGACGTGGTTCGAGTCGGACAAGGCTATCGCCGAAGGTTTCGCCACGGACAACGCGCCTGGCTCGACCGCGCAAGCCAACATCGCCCCGGGCCGATACGCTGGGACCCCGAAGAATCTCATCCGCGCGGACCAACCCCCGGGCGGAGACAACCAACCGAAGACCAACACAATGAAGACCCTGACCGCAGCCCTCGCGAAAGCCGGGCTTATCGCCTCCGCTGACGTCGCGGAGGACGCTGCCGTCGCGCAGTTGACCGCCAACCTCAAGGCCACCGGCGACGCCAAGGCCAAGCTCGACGGCGACCTTGCCGCCGCGCAGAAAGAGGCCGCTGATGCCAAGGCTTCGCTGACCTCCGCGCAGGCCTCCATCAAGGCGCTGGCCAAGCAGGTCGTGGACGGAGCCGTCAAGGCTGGCCAGATCACCGACGGCGTGCGCGCCAAGTGGGAGGAGTCCATCGTGGCCAACCCGCAGGCCTCGCTCGACCTGCTCGCCGGAATCACCCCGCGCGCACATGGCCACGCCCCGCTCCCGGCTTCCGGCGGCGCGCCCGGATCCAAGAACCTCACCGAGCTGTGCAAGGCGGCCAAGGCCTCCAACACCCGGTAACCCGCTCAACAACCGCAACACCCACCACTGACACACCATGCCCGCCACACTCATCTCCGACCTCTGGACGCCCGCCATCTGGGTGCCCGGCGTTGACGAGGCCGCCCGGTCTCTTCCAGCGCTGATCACCTCAGGGGCCGTTATCCAAAACCCCGACTTGGACGCCATCGCGTCCGGGCCCGGGACCGCCGCCAACCTGCCCTTCTTCCGCGACTTCACCGACGCGGCTGACGTCATCCAGGTCCAAGCGCAGGCCGCTACGGTCAACGCCATCACCGGCGCGAATAACATCGCTCCGATTCTCAACCGCGAGTACGGCATCGGCGTCGAGGCGCTGGCCGCTCAGGTTCCGACGCTGCCCGGCCAGAACGACCCCGTGCAGGCGATTCTCAATCGCCTCGGTGTGCATCGCCAGAAGCGCGCGCAGGCCGTCCTGCTGAACATCCTTCGAGGTCTGTTCCACACCGCGAGCACCCCGAACGCCGCCACCGGAACGTTGGCAGCAGCGCGTTTCGATGCGTTCCTTGAGGCTGGCGCGTCCCCGGCGTCCGGCCAGCTCATGGACCGGTCGAAGTTCGTGCGCGCTCTCGCCCTCCTCGGCGAGCTGCTCGACAACGTGCGCGGTGGCGTCATCTGGATGCACCCGGTTGTCCGTCAGGCCCTCGCCGACGCTGACTCCACCGGGTTCTCCACAGTCAAGCTGTCCGGGCAGGACATGACGATCGAGACCTATCAGGGCATTCCGCTGCGGACGAGCAATCTGCTCAGCCGCGCGGGCGCCACGTCCGGAACCGTTTACGACACGTACGTGCTAGGCGCAGGCACCGTGGGCTGGGGCCAAATGCCGCAGGTGGGCGACGAGATCGGGGTTGCCAGCCTCCAGCTCGACCGCGTGAAGTCCACCAACACCACCGCCATCTACGACCGCACGCGCCAACTCCTGCACATCAACGGCACGCGGTTCACCGGCACTCCTGCCGGACAGTCCGCGACCAACGCCGAGCTGGCCACGAACACCAACTGGGCTCTGTCGTTCCAGTCCGCAGACCGCTGCGGCGTGGTCTGCATCAGGACCAACGGCTAACCACGGAGGACGCCATGGACGACGCACCGGACAACAGCGAACAGCAACCGCAGGAACCGCATGTGCATGGCATGTCCATGTCTGAGTTCCGCGCGCTGTCGGACGCCCAGGCCGCGCACGCTCGCGGCATGCAGCTCGCCGCATTGGAGCGCACTCAACCGGTTGTCGCTGAACTCATCGGCGAGAACGAGGTCATGAAAACTCGCGTCGCCGAACTCGAGGCAAAGATTGCCGAGCTCGAGTCCAAGAAGCGGAAGTAGCCTCCCCACAACCCAACCATGCCCAACGCGGCCGACACGGCTCTTGCTGCTGGATTCACGGCGCTCCGCTCCATCGCGGGCGACGCCGTGACATTTCGCGGCTCGACCGTGTCGGCCGTCGTCAACTGGACGCCCGGGGCCGAAGCCCCACCCGGTCCCGGGCTCCCCGACCTCGACCGCCGCGCCAAGTCCCGCATCGAGTTTGTCGCGGGTGCCGTGTCCCCTGACCCGCGCGTGGGCGAGATCGTCACCATTGGCACCACCTACCACCGCATCGCCATCGCCACGTTCACGGGCTTGGGGTGGCAACTCGACTGTGAGGTGACGACGTGAACATCACCGTGGACGCCGGGCAGCTGAGCAAGCTGCGCCAGACCCTGAACCGCTACGCCGAGGTGTCGCGGAAAGGGTGGGAGGACATCCTGGCCAAGGAGGGGCGCGAGGTAGCGTTCGGGCTCTACTCCCAGTTGAAGAAGATTTCGCCCACGCCGCAGGGCCTGCTCGCATCAGCGCAGGCTCGCAAGTGGCGCATGGGCCGCGTCGGGAACCGATTCACCCCCGACGTTGCGGGATGGGTTTCGCGCAAGGCACACGACCGCGCCGAGGAGCTTCTGTCCGGACAGCCAAGCGATTACTTCCGCGTGCGCACCACCGGACAGGGAACGCTGATCGTCCGGCGCGTCCGGTTCTCACAGCGTAGGCAGAACAAGCGCCGGACCCAGTTGTCGCGCGTGCTGACTGGCGGGCGGAAGAACAACCGCTACGCCGCTGGCGCGTTGCGCGCCAAAGACGTCTCCAAGTTCGAGCTTTACCGCGCGTTGAAAGGCAACGCCGAGATCAAGCGGTTGAACCTCGGGAGCCTTGCCGCGGCGATCGAGCTAAGCTACCGGCAGCGTGCTGCCTCTGGCGGAACGACTGCCTACCAGTGGTTGCCGAAGGTGTACGCCCGCCGGTCGTCCAAGCTGGTGAAGCGCGGGCCCCTCATCGTCAACGCACGAGGCGGCTACCAAATGGGCCGCGTTGACTTCGTCCAAGGAAAGGCCGGGCTGGAGGGCATCTCGCTCATGGGCCGCGTGCCGGGCACCGACAAGGTGCTGCAACGCCACGACATCCTTTCCGCCGTGTTTTCGGCACGCATCGCCGACCGGCAAGCCTACATCGCCCGCAAGCTCCGAGAGGCTAAGGAGGCCATCCGCTGATGCTCGCCTTAGGATCCATGCAGACGACGGTCTCAAACGCCATCGCGGCCAAGGCTTACATCACGCAGGCGCCCAACGTGCCCGTGGTGGTGGACGATGGCCTCCAAGACTCCGTCATCGAGGGGCACCTTCGGACACGCGGGGCCGTCGTCGTCGTCCCTCCTGTTGTCCGGGCCGCGCGTCGCGACATCGGCGCGGGTCGGCTCGCCTTCGACGCGGAGGTTGTCGTCCGCGTCCTCGTGAGCCCGCAGGCAAACGGATCGGCCGGCGGTGCCGCGCGCAACGTCTATGCTCTCGTCGGTGCCGTGGCCGAGGCTGTGCTTGGGTGGTCGCCCTCGACGCCCGGCGACCGCAAGTTCGAGACATCGGACGAGTTCCTCCAACTCATCACGAACGACCCTGGCCTGATCGCCTACGAACTCAGCTTTTCCAAACTCTCAACCCTCAACTGAACAAACACCATGGGACTCGCTACCGCCCCAAAAATCGTCGGCAACCGCTGCTTCTTCTTCCGCGACGGTGCCGCCTTCACTGTGCCCTCTGCTGGCACCGCATCCAGAACCTCCAAGCCCGGAGCCGCTGACACCGGATGGATTGACCTCGGTATTGTCCGGGAGCTCTCTGTCGATCACCAACGCGAAGAGATCGAAATCTTCGCGCCGACCCCTGGCATCAAGCGCCTGTACGACGTGCTCGAAGCCAAGCGCCAGCTCAACGTCACGTTCACCACGGAGGACTTCAGCGCGTTCGCGTTCGAGCTCCTGTTTGGCACGCTGGCGTTGACCGCTGCGTCCACCCAGTTCAACCCGCTGGAGGGAGCCGTGAAGAAGGGCTGGCTCAAGTTCCAGCAATACGACCAAGCCGACGCGCAGGTCAGCACCGTTGACGTGTTCACCTACATCAAGATCGGCGGCGAGCTGAACTTCGGCGACGGCCTCGTGGCGCCTCAGTTCGCCTGCCGCACCCTGCACTCCACGCTGAACACCGGCGCGCTCAGCTAACCAACATCATCCCATGTCATTGCCCATCACGAACCCATTGGCGGCGGCGTGGGACAATACCGCGCCAGGAGCCGCGACCAACGCGGATGCGGCGGCGTTCAGCAACAACCCGCCCGCGTCCGCCGCAAACGCCGCACGCGTGTCATGCATCGCGCGCGCCACGTCCAACGTCGCCTCGTTCTCCATCTGCCCGTCCACGTTCGACGGGGTGTCGATGCAGGGGACTGGGTCCACATCCAACCTACGAAGGGTCCTGCTGCACCAGCAGACCAACGCCGTCCAAAACGGCATCTACGTCGCCGCGCCCAACGGCAACACGGTGTCCGTCACGGGAAACTTCACGGCGGGCGTGTACACGAAGACCGGGTTGACCGTTGGCAGACTCTACTACTTTTTGCTGAACACGGCCGGCAACAGCATCAGCAATGGCACGATCACGCTGACCGAGTCGGGCTACATCGCGCCGAACGGATCGGGTGCTCTCACCATCTACGGCACCGGCAGCAACGCGCAACTCAACTACTTGGTCGAGGCGTCGCTTGAGCGAGCGCTGGAATTCAACGAGCCCAACGAGTTCCCGGCAGACTTGCTCGTCCGCGTCGAGGCTGGCACACCAGCGGCGTCCTATCCGGACTGGTGGCGACTCACCGCTCGCGTTCCTGTCATCGGCACGTCACCCGTCATCTTCGAGGAAATCACCATCGGCGGCCTATCATCCGACACGTTCGGGATGGGTGCTTTCTCCAACACGCCACCCGAGACCAAAACGTTCACCGTCTGACATCATGCCCAACCCAACCCAAACCGTCGGCACGACCGCCGTTCAAATTCTCGCCGCAGGCCAACGCGAGGTTGTAGCCGTAACCAACCTGTCCTCGTCCGCTGACCTGTTCATCGGGTGGGACGCGAGCGCGTCGAACGTCACGACGTCAGCAGGAGCCAACGCGGGGACGCTGATTCCTCCGCGCGGAACGTTCACGCTCGGGTCAACGTTCCAGGAGCTTCGTGTCAGTCGCAATGCCATCTGGGCCATCGCAAGCGCGGCGGGCACGCCCGTAGCCATTCAATTCTTTTGACCATGGGACCAATCGAAATCTTTGGGGCAGCTTCTGGCGGCGGAGGTGGTGGATCTCCAGCCGATTACAGACTCGGCTCCGTGATTCCAGGCGTTGAGTTCTTTTCCGCCGGAAGTCCTCGAGTGCTTTCGACTTTGGTTGACCCCGGGATCGCCCTGAACCAAGACATCGGCTCCGGCGATTTCACTTGGTGGATTCGGCTCTTGGTTCCCGCGTCGCTTTCAGGAAACGCCGGCGTGGCATCGCTCGGGCCCAACAACACGTTCTGCCTCCCATCGGCCGACAACGCGGTAGCCCTCCTCCAGCAGAACAGCGACATCCAGTTGGTGTTTGGAAACACCACGAACAACACCCGGTACGGGCTCGGTCTGTCCGGCAGCACGGGACAAATCGTGGACATCACGATCACCCGCACGGCCGGGACGCTCGCGGTGTACATCGACGGCGCGCTTGCAACGGTCGCCGGAACCAACACCGGCACGGGCGCGTTTCCGAGCGTGACGCTGAACACCGACTTCGCGTTGACGGGCGGGGCGCACTCGTCCGGAAACCCGAATGCGTTCGCCGGGATTGTGTTCCGGCATGCGGGCTTCAACTACGCGCTGACCGCCGCCCGCGTGCTCGACCTCGTCAGGTTCGGGGTGGACATCTCGGACCAATGGGGGAGCAAGACTCCAATCATGAGCCCGACGGTCGCAAACGGCGGGTTCGAGACGGCTGGAACGGGTGGGGCGGACGTGTTTGCGAGCTGGACTGAAACCGTCTCCGGAACGTCCACGATCAACCGCGACACCGTTGTTTTTGCCAGCGGGGTGGCGTCGTGCCGGTTTGATGTTGATTCGTCCGGGTCGTCAACCAGCGTCGGGTCGCAATCGGTGCACATGGTTTCGGGGCGCAGATACAGGTTTGCGTGTGTTGCGAGGGGAACCGGCACGAATCCGGCGCTCCAGATCAGCACGGGTAACCAATTCTTTCAGCCGGTCGGACCCATTTTGAACAACGGCTCTTGGCAATCGTGTTCCCTTGATTTCGTCGCTCAAGACCCCGCATTCGGCGCGTTAGGTACGGTTCTTAACGTCCAGATTGGCCGAAGGTCCGGGACAACCAGCGCGTCAATCTGGGTCGACGACGTGACCGTCACAAGACTGGGCGCGTTCTTCGACCTTTCGTTCGATCGTATTTACGGATTTCAGGCGGACGACCTTTCGACCAACGAGTTGAACGGCATCCTTATCGACGGGTGCGCGCCTACGTTGCCCGGAAGCAAGAACGGCATGGCGCAACAGAGCCTTGATTCCAACGGAGGCGAGCAGCTGTTCGGCAGTCAGTGCATCCCGACAAACGCGCTCATAAGGTCCATCCTCGTCGAGAACGTGAACGTCACGGGAACCCCGACGGTCTCGATTGGCACGACATCCGGCGGCACGCAGATTGCAAACGCTGTCACGATTGGTGCGGCCGGGACAACGACGCAGATCGTTCCATCGGTGCTGTTTTCATCGACCGGCAACCTTTGGTTCGCTTGGTCGGCGTCGGGCGTCATTCGGGTAACCGTCTTGTTTGAAAGGATTTGACATGGAAGAGGAGAATGAGATTCAGACACCGGAAACGGTGCAGTTTCAAACCCCACTCAGGGTTCGCAAGGCAAGGATCGCTGGCGCGCCGAGGATCGGTCGGGTCATTGTTAGGGTCAGATATCGGGACCGTTTCGAGGTTGAGCTGCCGGACTACAGGGCCGGGAGCGTCATCTCCGTGCCGCGCACAAGCCTAGGACAAAACCACCGACAGGCAATTCAGGCGTATCTTGCCGATGGGGGTGCCCAATGAGGAAACACGTCAACCCGGAGCTGATCGGCGAATCGGTGTTCGGGCCCCACTTCGTCCGCGTCTCGGCGCGAGTCGCCGGAGCGTCGTTCACGATCACCTCGGCAAGTGGAAGCGACACAGCCAACGTGGACTGGATGATCGTCGAGCCATGAGCAAAGACCAAGTGAAGGAGACGGCATGGAATGCGGGCAAAGTGTCGGCATCCGTTGCTGTCATCACGCTGTTGACCGTTATGACAAAAGGCGTTTGGACCGTCGCTCAGGACTGGGGGACGTTTTCCGCGCGCGTTTTGTCCATCGACGAACGACTGCAAGAGCACATCCGTCAGACTCAAGAGGCCCAGAAATCCATTGATGAGCGTCTTCGCAGGCTGGAAAACAGGATTGGGCTCGGTGGAGAAAAGGCATGGAAATGAGCAAGCCCAAGACGACCGCGCACCCGAGGCCGAAGGAATCGCCAGGGAAGCCAAAGCCCACGACCCCAATCGCGGACCCCAAGCCGCAAATCGCATGACGCTCGCTGAATCAATCCCCGCCGCCACCATGGTAGCCCTCGGAATCGGGGGCCTTGCCAAGCAATGGCAAGCGTTCCCTGACCGCTACATCCCCACGCTTGTCGCCGTCGTAGGGGCTGTCATTGTTCCCGCGCTGTCCGGATGGACGGCGCAAAACCTCGTCGCCGGGCTGTCTGCCGGGCTCGCTTCCACGGGCGCAAACCAAGCATTCAGGCAGATCCAGAAAGACCAATGAAATACATCCGCTCCATCCTCGCCGCGGCATTCATGCTGTGCGCGATGCTCGCCCCCGCAACCGTCTTCGTCGGCTGCCAGTCCACGCCCGCCCAGGTCGCCTACAAAACCGCCGACGCCACCGTCTCCACCGTGGACGCTGCGATGAAGGCGTGGGCGGACTACGTCGTCGCCGAGCGTGCGCGCATTGCCAAGCTGCCGGCCGGCGAACGCATGGACGCCAACGCCGCTCTCCTTCGACGAGAGGGCAAGGTTGCAACCGCGTTCGGGCGCTACCAAGATGCCATCCGAGCCGCGCAGGCCGGGGTCAAGACCGCGTTGTCCACGGGTGGACCTTTGCCGCCCGAAGTGACTGGAGCCGCCGCCGCATTGCTCGAAGTGCTCCGATCCATCAAAGGCTGAACCATGGAACTCGCCATCCTCATCACGTCCGCATTGGTCAAGTACGGGCCGGACGTCGCCGCGTCCATCCAGCGCATGTTCGCCACGGGCCAACAGCCCACGCAGGCCGACTGGGACGCATTGTTCGCCAAGGCCGCAGGCAAGACTTACGACGACTACATCCGCGAGGCCCAAGCCCGCGTGGACGGTCGTTGAAACACCAACCAAGGACATCCCCATGACTGACAGCATGGACACCATCACCGGGGGCCGCGAGATCACGGCCCGGCTCGCCAACGGAACCACCGAGGCCGTGCGCCTCCGGCAACTGCCGGTGCGCCTCCTCCCGAAGTACCTGGAGACGATCGACGACGAGCCCGCGCGCATCGAGCTCGTGGCCGACAAGCCCAAGGGCTGGGCCGACGGGCTGACGCTCGCATCCCACGAGGAGCTTCTCGCCGCGGCGGAGGCGCTGAACTCCGACACTTTTTTCGCGTGGCTGCGCCGTCGCGTCGAGCGACAGGAGCGGCTGGCGCCGGGAAGCTCGGGAGAGCTGGGCAAGCATCTGCTGTCAGGCTCGAAGACTGGGTAGCGGAGTGCGCGGTCCGCTGCGGTCTGACGCTCGCCCAGGCGGCGGACCACTCCCCGGCGCAACTGCGCCTTCTCGCGCGGGCCGCGTCTCGCATCGAAGCGGGGCGCGGTCTGTTGGCGATGCACGGCACCTACGCGGCCAGCGCGGCGGTGCAAGTGAAGGAGGGGCGGCAGGTGTTCGAGCGGATGCAACGGAAGCTGGCGAAGGAAGCGCAAGGCAATGGCTGACACGACGGTCACAATCAAGCTGGGGCTGCAAGGCGCGGCCGGGGTCAAGGTCGGGCTGGAGCAAATCGGGGCAGCGGCCTCGTTGCTGAAGTCAAAGCTCCTGCCCATTGGCGCGGCGCTCGCCGGTGCGGCCGGGCTGGGTTCACTCGCCGCAGCTGCAGTTAACACGGCCAAGCTCGGGGGCGAGTTGTCCGACCTGTCCGCGAGGACCGGCATCGGCGTGCGTGCGCTCGTCACGTTGCGCCAGGCTTTCGCCGACGCCGGGGCTGGTGCCGATGCAGTCGGTGCGACTATCAATCGTCTGCAACGCTTGATCCTGGACGCGGCCGAGAACGGCGGCGAGGCGTCGCGAGCATTCACGGACATCGGCCTGTCCGCCCAGGCGTTGTCCGGCCTCGCGCCCGAGGACCAGTTCCGCGCCGTGTCGGAGGCAATCAGTGGCATCGAGAATCCAGCCCAACGCACGGCCGCAGCCATGGCCATCTTCGGCAAATCTGCCGGGGAACTCCTGCCGCTGTTCGCTGACGGCGGGGCACTGGCCAATGCCGAGCGGGTCCTCGGCAAGATGCCCGAGGTTCTGGCGCGCAACGTCGGAGGGCTCGACGCCATCGCGGACTCGTTCGACCGGCTACCGGCCAAGGCGACGCAGCTTTTCGCGGGAATCTACGACCAGTTGGCCCCGACGGTGCAGGCCATGCTCGACGCATTCGAGGGCATCGACTTTACCGCCATCGGCCAACGCATCGGCGCGTTTGTCGGCGTGGCCATCGACGAGTTCAAGGCCGGGCGGTTCTCGGAGTTCATCGGGGTGGCCATCGCGGCAGGCTTCGAGTACGGCGTCGAGAGGGGAGAGATCCTGCTTCGCGGGCTTGTTGACACGATCAGCACGCCGTCGTTCTGGGCGGGGCTCGGAAACGCATTGGTGACCATCGTCAACAACACGCTGGCATCCATCGCCCGCTTGTTCGCCCAGCTCCAAGCGCCGGTCATCGCGTTTCGGCAGTTCCTCTTCGAGTCGATGAGGTGGGCGTTCCTGTCAGCAGTTGACGCGCTTCTGAACGCGCTGGGCTGGCTCCAGTCCATCCCCACGCTCATCTCGGACCTGATGTTTGGAACGAACGAGTTCGGGGCCGGTAACCCGACTGCCAGCGGAACGACCGTGTTCTCGGGCTCGCTGGCGGGTGCGGCCCCGAGCATCGCGGATGCCTTCAAGAACGCCGAGAAGGCGGCGTCGGCAATGTCGTCGTTTGCCGACGATTTCTTCAAGGCTTCGACGGGCGCGTATCGGGAGCTGACCGGGACCGGAACTTTGTCATCTGCGGGAACGGAACGTGCAAGGCTCGCCGCCATGATGGAGGGCAGGCTCGTTGAGCGAGAAGTCCGGGCTGCGGCCGAAGCTCCAACGCGCCAAGTCATCACGGCCGAGCCGCTGCGCAACATCCGCGCCGAGATGCAGGCCGCCGAACTGGCCTACCAGGAACGCATCCTCGCGTTGCGCAACCAGGCCGGGGCCGTGGAGAGCAACTGGCTCCTCACGAACAACCAGAAGCGCGAGCGCACGCTGGCCATCCTCGACCAGGAGGTCCGCGCCATCGACGAGCAAATCAGCAGGCTCGAAGAGCTTCGCACGATCGGCACGCCCGAGGAACAACTGGCCATCGACCGACAGATGGCCGGGCTCCGCGGCCAGCAAGGCGGGCTCCGCAACCAGATGCTCGGGGCCGGGCCGGACCCGAACTCCTACGCCGACCAGTGGAGCGCCGCGTTGACCCGCATCCAGAACGAGTTCCTGACGGCGGCGCAGTGGATGGCCAAGTCCTTCGAGGACGCCTTCACGGCGGCGACCGGGGCCATCTCCAACGGCATCCAGGGGCTCATCTACGGCACGATGACCTGGGGCCAAGCCTTGATGAACATCGGGCAATCCATCGTGCAATCGCTGGTGAAGTCCTTCGCCGACATGGTGGCGCAGTGGATCATGTCGCACGTCATCATGAAGAGCGTCTCGACCGCGTGGGCCGCGTTCACCTCGACGATGCGAGCCAAGGACATTGCCGAGGCCAACGCCACGGAGGCCGCCAAAATGCCAGCCCTCGCCGCGAATGCGACGCTGGCCAGCATCGGCTCGTGGGGCATCGCCGCCGTGGTCGGCGTCGCCGCCATCGCCGGAATCCTCGCGAGCCTAGGGGCCTTCCGTGAAGGTGGGTACACGGGCGACGGAGACCGCAACGACGTGGCGGGCATCGTCCACCGTGGCGAGTTCGTGGTGCCGGCCGATGCCGTGGACCGCATTGGCGTTGGGACCCTGGAGGCCATGACCGCCTCGGGAACCGTCGGCCCGGCCGTTGTGTCCAGCACGTCCACCGCCAGCCCGATCACCCTCAACATGGGCGTGTTCGACGACCCGCGCCGGATGGGTGACTGGGCCCGCAGCGTCGAGGGCCGCGCCGTCATCATCGACATCGTCCGCCAGTCGGCCCACGAGATTGCATGATCACCACGACCTTCGGCGGCGCAACGGTCGCCATCCTGAATGACGCCCCGGACTGGGGCACGTTCGGCGCCACGTTCGAGGCCGTGACCCAATGGGACGCCGGGCTCTCTGGTCGCGAGGCTCGCCGCCCGTTGGCGTCGTCCATCCGCGCAAAGGTCCGGCAATCCATCGTTGCCGACGGCACCGCAGCGCTTGCCCTCGCCGCGTTCCTCCGCACCTACACGACCGGCAACGTGGTGCTCCCCATGTGGCCCTTGGCAACGACCTGGGCGCAACGGGCCAACATCCAGACCACGGGCGGGCTCAAGGTCGCCTATCGGTCAGACTGGTCCCAGTGGGAGCTCTACACGACGACGGAGCCGACATGGCCGACGGCATCGGACAACGTCGCCCCGGTCGTGTGGGGCATGCTCGACGAGCCGTCCCTGTCCTGGGTGACGCCATCTACTGCCCGCGCGGACTTGCTCCTGGTGGAGGACGGGCCCATCGACTACCAGCTCCAGCCCGCGACCGTGGGATTCGGCGCTGGCCCGAGCCTGTCCGGGTACGCCACCGCCCCGCGCCTCTGGCCGTTCGCCTTGAATTGGTCAGCCGACATCCCCGAGGCCTTCCGGGTCCGCATCCTGGACGAGCAGATCGGGTTTGGCCGGTCGCGCATGGAGACCGTGTACGAGACGCCCGCGCGCACGTCCACGTTCGCGACCTACACGCAGTCCCAGTCCGAGCTGTGGCAGCTCCTGGCCTTCTTCTACCAGCACGCCGGAGGCTCGTCCTTTTGGTGCCCCGTCTGGCGGTCGGCCGTCGTCATGGCATCGGACCTCGCGGCGGGGTCAACGTCACTCGCGACGACGTCGGCGGCTGGCATCTCCGCAGGCGATTACCTCGCGTTCATCACTGGCAACACGGTCGCCGCCACGGCCCGCGCTTCGTCCATCGCTGGCAGCACCGTCACGCTGTCGGCAGCACCCGGGGCATTCGCCGCGTCGCAAACCGTGGTGTGCCCGCTGGTCCTGTCGCGCCTCGACAAGCCACGGCTGTCCATCGGCTGGGAGTCGGGCGACGTCGCAACGGTGGACGTGTCCATCTCGGAGCTTCCGCCCGAGTACGCGCCAGCATCCGACGAGACGCTCGGGACCACGCTGGGTGCATTGCCAACCCGGGCGTGGGTGTACGACCTGGTACAGACCGTCGGCGGTGTCACGACGACCACGCGCCTGACGTCCTACGAGGCCAACCTGACCGTGGACGCCAACACCTACACGGCGCGCAAGATCGGGCATGGCGTCATCCGCTCGTCCCTTTTCATCGACCGCGACGAGGTGACGCTGGACTCTGAGGTTGTCGCGAACGACCCGCTCCTGCTGCTCGCCACAGGCAAGAGCGAAGCCCCGGTCCGGCTCGTCATCACCACGGTCAACGTGTCTGGCACCACGGGAAGCGGGTCCGCCGTGGTCTTCACCGGCGACATTGTCAGCGTGCAGGTGCGGGGCAGCAAGCTCACCGCGCGTGCCGTGTCTGCTGGCTCTGTCTTCGACCGAATGTTCCCGCGCTTCCGCATGCAGGTCGGGTGCAACCACGCGTTGTTCTCCGTCGGGTGCGGGCTCGCCGCGGCCAACTGGCGATTCACTGCCAACATTTCCGGCACGCCTGCGGGCGGCTACCCGTACACGTTCAACCTCACTGGGCTTGCCCGAACGATCGGCACCATTCCGAGCATCGGCGCGGGTTGGTTCGCGGGCGGATGGATCGAGTTCGGAAGCGGGTCCAACATGATCCGCAGGGCCATCGTGAACAGCACGGCCAACGTCTCGGGCGCGCTGTCCGTGACGATTGCCAGGGACCCGTCCACGCTTCCAGCGGCCGGGGCGAGCGTGGCACTTTACCCGGGATGCGACGGCGCATTCGCAACGTGCTCGGCCAAGTTCGCGAACCAGCTGAACTTTGGCGGGCATCCGTACTTGCCCGCGACGAATCCGTCGCTGGTGAAAATCTCGAGCAACGTGGGAGGCGGGAAGAAATGAGAACCTGGTGGACAGACGAACGCGTGGCCCGGCTGGCAGCCGAGGCAGACGCATGGCGCGGGACTCCGTTCGCGCCCAACTCATCAGCCAAGGGCCTTGGCGTGTCGTGCCAGATGCTCGCTGGCGAGCTGTTCCGCGCGGCTGGGTATCCTAACCCGCTGGAGATCCCCGACGTGCCGATTGCCCACGCCAGATTCTCGACCACGTCCTTTGTCACGGCGTGGTTCGAGACGCGCGCGGACTTCGTGCCGGTGCCGATTGTCGGGCCGCTCGTGCCGGGTGACGTGCTCGGGTTTCAGATCGGGCGCTCTGTCCACCACCTGGGCGTCATGCTCCCCGGCAACCAGTTCGTTCACGTGCTCGAAGGGTTGGGCGTCGTGGTGAACAGTCTCGCCGATGCGACGTGGTACAGCAGGTTGGCCAACGCCTGGAGGCCCCAGCCATGAAGGGCGGATCGATGCCCAAGCCGGACGCCGAGCAGGACATGGCGAACACGGAGCCGGAGGACTACAGCACGAACCAGGAGGCCGTTGTCCTGCCATGGCTGGCGGGCGAGCAGAAGGTGGCGGTGAGGTGGATCAGCCCCGTTTACAACCAGTTCACGAAGCAGGCCCCCGTCGAGAGGCCGGGCAAGAAGTAGGACGACCATGGGAAAAGGAGGCAGCGGCGCGGGCAAGGTGTACGACTACTATGGGACGATCGCGGGCGCGGTGTGCGCTGGCCCCGTGGACGAGCTCGTCGCCATCATCATCGACAGCAAGACCGTCTGGCCCAAGGCCGCGTCATGGGAGGTCAAGGCCTACAGCGTGGGCAACCTCGCGATGTGGAATGGCGTCGTGTACCAGTGCATCACGGCGCACACGTCCGTTGCTGGTAGCCCTCCCCCGAACGCCGACTGGGAACGCTACACGGTTCTGCGCTCGGCATCCCCCAACCCGCTGCCCATCACCGTCGAGGACTACGGCGCGGCCTACTTCTACTGGGGCACCTCGACGCAGAACCTCGACACCGCAGGCGAGAAGACGCTGAGCCAGAAGGGCCACCCGCCCTACCGCCGCCAGGCCGTGCTCGTGCTCAAAGACTTCCTGTTCGGGCGCGAGCGAACCAGCGCACCAAACCTCGAAGTCGTTGTTCGTCGAAAGGCAAACCAGTCTGTCATCACCGGCGATCCTGCCACGCTCGACGATGGCCAAGTCAACCCGGCCACCGCTCTTGCTGAGATCATGACCGACCCGGTCTTCGGCGCTGGCTTGCCCGTCGATGAGTCGGGCGGGATTGACTCGACGACCTGGGCGAGCGTGTCCGTCAACCTCGACACCAACGCGGCGACAACCTACGCGAGCCCGATTCTTACCGGGGCCAAGAGTCTTCGGCAGATCACGTCCGAAGTGCTCGGCTACTTCGACGGGTGGGCGAGGTTCAACGCTGGCGGCGAGATCGAGCTGGGATACTTCCCGCACAACGCCGCGCCCCCGACATTCACGGCCGCGAACACGATCGACTTCCACGACCTCATCGACGAGGTGCAATTCACGGCGGGCGGGTGGGCTGAGACATTCGGCCAGGTGCAGCTGCGGTTTGCCGACCGCGAGCGCGGGTTTAAGCCTGCGGGCGTCGTCAGCGTGAGTGGGTACAACGTCGCCGTCACGGGCGAGACCCGCACCACCACCGTGGACCGGCAATGGATCACCCGGCGACAGCAGGCCACGGCGCACGCTGCCGAGTGGGGGAAGATCCTCGCCGAGCCCAAGGTTTCCGGGTCCCTCGTCGTCCGCGCCGAGAAGGCCACGAGCATCAGGCCCGGCGACCTGTTCCTCCTGACCCACGATGCCGTCTTGTCGTCCATCGTCTGCCGTTGCCTTGGCAAGGACCTCGCCGCGCCTCCTGCGGGCCGCGTCACAATTCGCTTCGAGAGCGACCGCGCCTCGGCTGCGATTCCCTACCAGCCCACCGCCGCAGCCGATCCCGGGTCCGCGTTCCCGGACAACGAGACGCTGAGCCTCCAGCAGTTTTTCCAGCCTCCGCCGACGATGCTGGACGAGTCCAACGATGCGACCGTGGTGCCGCTCATCGCCCGCACTTCACCGCTGACCGTTGGGGCCAACGTGTGGATCCAGCAGGCCGACCTTTCCGGCTTCTACCTGCTCGGCTCCGTGCGCCAGTTCGCCATCCACGGCACGTTGCAAACGGGCTACAATCCCACGATGACGTACGCCACAACGAGCCGGGCGCGCACGTCAAACGTGGCCACGATCACAACGTCCACGGCGCACGGGCTGACGCCGGGCATGACGGTCACCGTCTCCGGAGTTGGTGGCACTGGCTACAACGGCACATTCGTCATTACGTCCACGCCCGCCTCAACAACTTTCGCGTACGCGAGCACGGGAACCGACGAGACCACGGCAACCGACACGGGCGGCACTGTTGACCCGGGCAACGACGACGTGACCGAGGCCTTGCGCGTGACCCTCGACGCCGGGACCGATGCGTCGGACCTATCCAAGATGCTCCTGACCCAGACGGAGGACGCGATTGGCGACAACGCGGTCTATGTCGTCATCATGGACGCGAGCAACCGCAAGGTGTTCGAGGTGCTTACCCTCCGCGCCATGCGCATCGTTGCAGGCGAAACCTTCTACCGGGTCAAGGCTCGCCGCGCGCGCTACGGGACGAGCCGACGCACCGGGGCCACGGGTGACAAGGTGTGGATCGGATACCGCGACGACCTCGTGGCGCTGTACTCGGAGCAGTTCGTTGGGTTCCTGACCAACCTTTCGACGGCAACCTTTAGGTTGCAGGCCGTCAACGCGGAGTCCGTCGCCGACCTCGCCAACGCCACGTTGTGCCCGGACATTTCCTACACGTTCGCCGACCCATATGCCCCGTCGTTTACCTTCAACAGTGTGAAGGCCGACGGCACCGAGGTTACCAACTTCGCGACCAACTACGCCCAGACGGTCCTGTGGTCCGTCGAGGCCACCGTCACCGACGCGAGCGCAGACCTTGTTGAGGCCCGCCTTTTCGCGCGCAACGGGACGCAGGAGCTCACCATCTGGTCGCAGACGTTCACACCGTCGTCGGTGCAGCGGCTGGCGACGTCGTGGAAGTTCGGGGCCAACGGGACTTGGCTGGTGTACCTGTCCGGTATGGACCGCTCTGGCCGCGTGCGCCAGAAGCAGCTGACCGCCGGGGGCGGGACGTCGAGCGTCTCGATTCAGGTCCGCGCGAACAACGACACCGCGACCCCGACGGCGAGCCCTGCGGGCGGTGGGTTCTTCAGCGGCTGGCCTCGGTCCGTCACGTTGTCCACGTCCACGGCCGGAGCCCATATCGAGTACCAGATTGTCAACCTCGGGGCCGCAGCGGGGGCGACGTGGACGACGATCGCGGCGACGTCCGGATCCGTGTCCGTGGCCAAGGACAAGCGCCTGTACGCGCGCGCCCATGTCAGCGGCCAAAACTACAGCACCGTGGCATACTGGGATTTCTGGCAGGAGACATCCGATTATCTTCCGCCCGGCACGCAACCGCCGTAGGCCGCGCGCGGGGTAGCCGCC